TCTCTAAATCTTCTTCATCTAATCCTAGTAGGTCCACCAGCATCTGCCTGAACTTCTGCTGTAATAACCTACCCTTTTGTTTTGCTGATTGTGGCCTCATGTATTGTCCTTGTTAAAATGGTGACTCCTCCCACATTGATTTATCTTCTGGTAAGTCCACCAAGCTGACATCATACACCTTCTTACCGTTTGTCTTCCTAGGCTCTATGCCATGGTCTGTTAATACTCTACTTGCATCCTTAAAGTCTATGTTGCGAGGATTGCGTATACCCAATGCTCGTAATAAAGCAGTGAGCTGCCATGCTATCTTCTCTGTATCTAATGCATCAAAGTCTACATGTTGCAGTAATAAGTCTTCGACAGCACCCTGAGTCCTGAATCCCTCGTTAGACTCTTGGAGCATCTCTCGTTCTTCTGTGGTCAAATACCAGTTCTTTACACCCGGCTGATAGAGTGTTGCCTTTACCTCAGCCCACATCTGTTGCATGTCGATGCCGTGGTGTGGGTCGATATCTGTAACCTTGATACACCAGAACCTTCTGTTACCACTACCGTCCATCAAGAACTCTGGCTCATTGACCGATGCAAAGAAAGCTGTGCGTCTCTGATAATTAGTAAAGCTCCTGTCGTAGGGCAAACGCATTTCATCAGACCTTGATGTGATAAACGCCTTCAACTGATTGATGTCTGCTTTCTTAAAGGTAGACTCTAGTTCTCCTAGCTCTACTATCCAATGACTGACTGCTTTTTTTACTGAGTCTTTATCCTTAGGGTCAAGCGTTGCACCTTCACACAGCCAACCTTTGTTGAAGTCCGCCAATCGCTTAAACCACAGCGTCTTTCCTAATCCTTGTGACCCTTGAAATACTAATAGTCCTTCTAATGCCACGCCACCTTCCTCAAAAGCAGCGGCCACACATGAAAGCAACCACTTCTTCATCAACATGTTCTTCAGGGTAATGTCCTTGCTCTTGACCGTGTTGCAGAAGTCATCGATTCTACTAACGCCATCCCAAGGATTAGAGTCTATCCATGCTGCTACCGGGTTGACTTCTTTAGCTATTATCTTCATTGCATCTCTGACTCGTTGATGCGGAACAAAGTTCTTGATACATAAGTTCTCTACTTCTACCAAGAGTGCTTCATCTTTTAAATCGCTAATCGGTTTAAAGTTGGGTATCTCTATGTCGATGCGTTTCTTAATCACATCGTAATAACATTCAATCCCATGACCTTTCATCAGTGCTTCATAGTTATCAGTGGTGGCCATAATCCTGCCGTTGGATGTTTTCTCAAACTCCACTAACTCTGGAACTTCTACCCTCTTCTCTATTAACTCACCACTAATCGCCACTTGGTCGTTGAAGTCCATGCCTTCTTCTTCAGGCATGACCACTTCTGCGTTTGTTATTTGTGCTGCAGCAATAGCTTTATCTTTACCAACATCGTTCTCATCGTTGTCTGCATAGATAATAAATTCTTTATTCGGCAATGCTTCTGACAACTTTTTTGATACGCTGAGCATGTTGCCTGCGTTAAAGCAGACTATCATCGGTATCTGCTTTTGTTCGTAAATCGTCATACAGGTCGCATAGCCTTCACCTATACCAACCTTTGTTGCTTCTTTTAAATGCTTGGTTCCTACTATAAAGAAACAACCGCCTGTCTTACCACCGCTGAGAAATCGCTTACCGCCATTGGTATCAATCATCTGCAGGCTCCACAGCTTACCTGTCTCATCCATGATTGGGATAATCAGCTTACCCTTGTGTTCTCGTAAAGAATGGGATGCAACACCCTTACTAAGTAAGTACGGATGAGAGTCGCAGGGCAGTGCCACATCCCAAATCATTTTGGCTTTCTCTGATACCTTCAGCCATTTTTGTTCTTGGTCTAATCGTGCTTCTTCTTTAAATCGTGCTAAGGCTTCTGTGTCTATCTTTCCTGCCTTAACCCCTGACATTTTAAAGTTGTGCGTCTGTCCTGTTCGATAATCAGACGCAAATCCAACAGGTGTACCGTAGTTGTCATAAAAAGCATAGTAGCCAGATAAGGCTCGTTTGTTATTTATAACCGTGTAAGCTCTTTGTGGTTTGCCCGGATTAATTTCTACCGGGTCTTTGCGTTCTAATCCGTGGTTCTCTAAAAACCTCTCAAACCTATGTATTGCATCTGCTGTGAGTGGTTTTGATAAATCTTTGTTATTGCCCTGTACATTTTTTATTCCCATACTTGCTCTCTCATCTTTTATTCTATATTATGTTCTATTGAATACCTTACAATATAGAATAATGTGAGGGAGATAACAAGAACTTTATAAATATTTTTTACTATAGGAGATACTTATGGCACTAACAATTAGTGAATCAGGTGGAGGAACTTTCGAGCAAGCACCTAAAGGTATGCACAATGCAACCTGTTACAGGCTTGTTGATGTGGGAACACATGAAGAAACCTTTGAGGGAGAATCCAAAAAACGACACAGCATTTTTATTTATTGGGAGCTGAACGATGCCAAGATGGAAGACGGCCAACCTTTTTCTATCATGAAGCAATACACGCTTTCTTTAAATGAAAAGTCAGCACTTTACAAAGACTTATGTGCATGGCGTAAAAAACAATTTACTCAAGAAGAGTTAGGCGGCTTTGACTTAACTAATATTCTTGGTGTGACTTGTGATTTAGATATCGGTGAAACTAGCACCGGCAAATCTAAAGTAGTAGCTGTTTACAGCCCTGACGGTGGTGCAAAGAAATCACCGACAGTTAATGAGCAGATTGCTTTTGATATTGATGAATACGTTGCAGGCAACAAAGACATGATTGGACTCTGGGTAGATTTACCTGCGTGGGTCCAAACAAAAATTGATGAGTCTTTTGAAGTTAAAGCTAGAGACAGCAAAAGAGCAGCAGAACAACCAAGCGGTGACTTTGAATCCTTAGAGTCTTTGAGTGAAGAGAAAGATAAGATGTTCCCTTCTCCTGAAGAACTAAAAGAAGACGACTTACCCTTTTAACAGTTTGGCTGTTGGGTTCGCCATTTTTTCATATTTTTTATGGACTCCTATTTATTGTGAATCTGACAGCCTTCTTTACTTATGAATAATATAGTTGAATTAAAAACCAAAACAGAAATCAAAGAAGGCGTGTACCAAGACATGCCTTTTTCTCAGTACAACGAATTAGATGCTATCAGGTCACACGACCTGACATCTTTTACCAAAGACCCTTACACTTGGAAGTATGAAGAAAAGCCAGATAGCGAAGCTTCATTCTTTGTTGAGGGTAGATTGCAACATTGTTTATTTTTAGAACCACACGTCTTTCATGATGAGTTTGTGGTTGCACCTAAAGTTGATAGAAGAACTAAAGCTGGTAAGGCTGAATACGAAGACTTCCTTGCTTCAGTTGGCGATAGAAGTGTCGTAACCCAAGACTTATACGATGCATGTCAAGAGAGAGTTGAGGTCCTAGATGCGTTTAGACCACAAGCCAAAGACTCTACTGAGGTTAGTATTGTGTTTGATTATTACGGCAATCGCTGTAAAGCCCGGTTCGATATGATACAAAACAATGTGATAGTAGACCTAAAGACCTGCCGTGACGCTAGTCCCAAAGGTTTCAAACAAGCTATCAAGTCTTATGGTTATCATCAACAGGCCGCTTTCTATTTAGATGCTGCAGCTTCTGCAGGTATGACTGAGGTAGATAGGTTTCACTTTCTAGCTATATCTAAACAGCATCCTTATCCTTATGCTGTCTATGAGTTAAGCGATGAAGCCATCGAATACGGCAGAGCTTTAAACGAAAAAGCAATCGACCAGATGAAGTTTTGTGAGCAGACAGGTATTTATACGCCTTTTAACTTGCACAACAAAATCATTGAGATAGGTATTAGTGATTTGTAAGGAGAAGAGCTTGAGTCCCATAAGTCCCCCCCACCAAGGATTACTCAAGCTCAGACCCTTCCTGTGAAGCCACCAGAACACGACCACATGTATTGGGCAGAGCAGGCTTCCCAATACAACACCCAAGCAGAACGAGAGGCTTATCTGAAGTCTGAGGGCTTCACCAACCAACAACGTATTGATTGTATCTTGCACTTGGCTGTAAGTTACTTACCTGCTCGTATGTTTAATTTGCCGAATAAATTAATTGCTGCTGCTTGGCATGACCTGCCAAATGATACTGCGAAGACTATGTTCGCTGTGGGTATAAAATCTTTTAAAAGAAAGTACAACACATAGCCGGAAATATAATATGAATAAAAAAAAGAACTATGTGTTGCACTTAGGTTTCACGCTTTGTGGAATCATTACCGTGAACTGAAATAATTAAGGATATACTTATCAGGCTGATAACTTGCAACTCTCAGTGCATCTGCATATCGTTCAGTGGTTGCGAACCACTTTACTAGACACCGACTCTTTTGCTCAAAATTTTATCTACTAGACGCACTTGCCTAGCCAAGAATGTAGTATTAATAATCGTTATTAGTGCTTGTTGTTATCAACAGAATATCGCGTTTGATTCGGTCTGCAAGACCTAGCCTACTTTTGATATACAGATTTCTCTGCTTAACTCTACATGTATGGGTTGATAGTTCTAAATCTTTGAATTACCCAGATTACTATAAAAGCAAACTACCACCATTTAACTATGCTCAGCGTCATCTTTGTTGTACTACATAAACTGTGATTAACCAGTATTTCAACAAAGACCACCAAGACTTACTCTAAAAAATATCACAGATTTCCCCAGATACTTTACAGAACATGCTGGATGCTGACATCTACAATTACCATCTCTTACTGCTATATCCTACTCACTATTACTCACAGACCCTTTAAAACTCTTTTAGCTGAGGTAATCAACCTACTGTTAATAGTTCGACCTACTAACATCAGCGAACATTACTTGCTTCTCATAGTTTTCAAACCCAAAATTACAAACCTAAAGTTCGCCTACAATCTTGGCTTCAGTTTAGGTAAAAGATAAAGCGGCTTTCTCACCGCATGCCTTAACCATCCTACACCATATTCACCACTACATCTTGTTAGATATGTGCTTGGCCGCCCATCCGGCAGACCCAAGGATTTGCACCTTGCCTGAGTTGGTATTTAGCCCACTGTATATCTACAGACTCGTACTAATTCACACTCATTCTTACAAAAGGATAAATATATTCTTAATTAGTTTAGCTTTAAGAGATAAGAACCCGGAGTGACAATTGTGGTCTTAATCTTACCTCAGTGAAGTTTCTCTTTAGGTTTTGAGTCGTCACACTTCCAAGCCGACTTATTTATATAATATATTACTGATTCTAAATGTCAACACTTTTCAACACTTTTTTTTAATTATTTTCTTCAGCTATTATTATAGCTCCATCCACCTTGATATCAGTGAAGTTTAAACCACTGACCTCTTCTTTGTTGATTTTAAATATTACATCACGAACCAACAACCTAAGCAATGCTGCCTTTTGATACAAGTTTAACCTTGCGTAGGTTTCTATAATCTCTTCACCTGTAAGCCTGCTTGCGTTCTGCAAGACATCCTCACCTTTCTTTTTAAATAACGACATGACTTATCTCCCTCTGAATAAATAAAATAATGCTCTAATTTTCCACTCTTCTAAGTGGCGTAAATGTGATGGTATTTTTTCTCTATCAATCCTACTCATAATACTCCTATTATATAGATAACCATGCCACATGTAAGCAATGCAAAAACTGAGGTCCAATACATTTTCTCGTCATCTCTCATGGTTATTATTTTCCTTCATATCATTAGCCATGTTTAGCCAATCGATATCTACCTCGTCCTTTTTGCTGTCGATTCTATACATGACGAAAGCATAGAACTCTCGCCATGTGTTATCAATCCAACGGTCTAGTCTTTGAAAGAAAGCCTTAATCATCAAATAACTCCCTGAGCTTTAAGCTCTTGCTCTGCTAATTCTTCAAATGACTTGTTACCCATTTGTGCTTCCCAATCCTTAGTAGTAATCCCCTGAGACATTTCTACATAATCTTTTGACTTACACCAAATTTTTTCTTTAGCAAACTGCTCGTTAAGATTATTAGGTATAACCAATGTTACATCATAGTCATCGACATCTAACATGCTATAGCAGTTGCCGCACTCGATAGTCGCACAATCATCAACAAGATTACCTTGTTTGATTTGCTCTACTTCAAGCATAGCACTGTAAGAATATGAACCACCGCATGAGCAGTCCTCAACGTGCTGGTTGAAAAAAACCTCAGCACTGTCTAGGGTGTTCTTACCCCATGCATTGATAGTTCCTGTTACTGTAATTTTATTTGTCATTACGCCACCTCCCCTTTGCCGTAAACTTTAAACTTACCTTGGTAGACGAAACCATTAGCGTCAAAATTATTGATTACCTCTGTGTCACCCCAATTAGTGTAAAACTTCTCACCGTCACGTCCGTTACCCATTGGTACCAAGAAGTATGCTACGCCGTCCTGAACTAACACGTCACCACTTGATGTGCTTCTGTGTCCATGCTCTGACCAAGACTCATCGCCGTTCTGCGTTGCTCCAAAAGCTTTGCCGATTGAATCTGTATCTACATCCGCCACATGTTTGTATGGCTTCTCGTTGTTACCGAACTCTGTTGCGTGATATATTTTTATCATTTTTTTTCTCCTATTTATTTTGTGAACTGTCAATTCTTCTATCCATCATTTTCTTAAATCTTTTTACGTCAGACGAGCCGCACTTTAATTCAGAACAATGGTACGTAGAGCTTTTGCAGTATAATTCAACACCCTGAAAACCGCCTCCGTATGTGCGATATACTAAAACATCATGACCTCTGTATGTATACTCCATTGGTCCTGCGTCTTTCTTTTTGCTTAGTGGGTAATTCATTTTATTCTCCTATTTATTTGTTATACCCCTATTATACACAGCTAACATTTATTATCAACACTTTTCAACACTTTATTTAATTTATTTTTACGGCAGTATTTCATAGACATATCCTCTTACTGACCTTGGTTTCTTTAATACTATCTCATGTAAATTGCCTTTTACTTTTTTGGTAAGGTCCCAGAATGTATCTCTGCCCGGGTCTGCAATTAGTATTGGACACTTGGCTTGCTTTACCAACCTCTTTATGTTGCCAACGTGTTGCTCCCAATAACAAATGTCACAACCAATAATTAAATCTATTTTGCCAAAGGCAGCTTCAGGTAAGTCTTTGTAATCCATGTATAAGACTTCAACGCTTGTCTTGTTGTATTTATTCACCACATCAACAAAAGGTTTGGTGTTTACATCTATGTCTATGCCACCACAATCTATGCCTTGCTTTTGTAAGTAGGCCAAGACCACACCCCAACCACAACCAATGTCGACTGCTGTTTTAACTTTAGATAAGTTATACCGTGATAAAAAATCTATGATAGTAATAGAAGAGTTCCAGACTTTGTTACCATGACTGATTGGTTTTTTGGTTTGTCGCTTAATCTTCTTGATATCTCTATCAGTAGATAATGGAATTTTTATGTTGTGAATTGATTTCATGGTGTTAAAATATATTACATTAAGTTATAATTAACAGCAACCAATTACGGAGTTTTACATGGGTGATTACAATAAGGGTTACAGAACGCTTACAGTTGACTTAGAAACATACAAAATGCTTGAAGAAATTTGTAGCTCAGAGAGAAGAAAAAAAATTGACCAAATACGATTAATGGTTGAGAACAACCACAAAGAAGTTATAAAAGAAGAAGACTAAGCTAAGCCACCAATTCCACTTTTATTCATCAACCTTTCAGCTAACTCTCTATCTTTAGGGTTAGGCAATATGGTTTCTGAAATCATAGACTCAGGTGTTACCGCAGTTGCAGGTGGTACCAAAGGTATGTCTGACGGTGTAACACTTGCCAACATGGTGTCAAGCTGCTCAGATAGGTTTGCTTTTTCTTCTGGTAATATTTTATCAGCTACAGAACTTGGCACCGTTCTTTTGAAATTATCAATACTTGATGTATCTAACTTTTCCTTTTCTTCTGTTTCAAAATATTTTATAGCTTTATTTTTTAGTGCATCACCAAACTCTTCAAAATCTATAGCATTAGCATCTTCAGCGGCTTTAGTTACTTGTGCTGCAATGTCACCCAATACATAAGGTGACTCTGCCAAACCACTCAAAGCTTCAAAAAAGTTAGCTAATTTAAACGGATTAACCCTGCTCCAAGCTTCTCCTAAAGTAAATCCTTTTCTTAAATTTTGCACCAATCTGTCGTATTCTGTTTCGGTAAGTATTTCTGCTATTTTGTTAGATAAAGCTTGTGTTTGTTCATCGTTTAATTTTTCAAAATCAGCTCTTAATACATTATCAATTAAAGCATTTACAGTTAAATCACGAGTAGCCAACGACCTTACTAGCTTATCTTGCACCCTTTCTTTTAATGCAGTTCTCTGTGCTGTCTGACTGCCTGAAAGAACTCTTACCTCTAATGCTCTGGCATTTATTTCATCGCTAAAAGCTTCTATAAATTCTTGAAAGTTTTTCTCAGGATATGAAGACGGAAAGCTTAACCTTAATAAATTCATATTTCTTTCTGAACCTATTATTTTTTTTGCTATGTTTGAGCCTTCTTGAGCTTCTTCCATTTTTCTTAACACGGCTTCAAAAACACCGTTTCTGAAAGCTTCTTTTTCTGATGCGTTGTAATTCGCTACTATTTTTTCTGGATTTTTTGCATAACTTTTTTTACTAAATACATTCAAACCAAATTCCATAGCATCTTGTACAGCCATAGAACCTGCAAATGTTTTTCTTGCCCTTCTATAATCTTCTGAAGCAGAATCTAGGATAGCTAAATATTTGTTTTTGGTGTTCATTACCTTGCCAAGCTGTACATCACCCATTGAGGTGTTACCGGGCTTGTTAGCAAGAGAAACTACATTGTCTAGCCCTAGTTTCATGTAGTGCAAAAACTGCATGTCTACTGTGTCTAGCGGCATGCCTTTATTTGGACCTGCGTTAATTACTAAACCACCTTCTGTGTATGCGATATCAGGTAACTGTACTCCGTCTTCAAGTGCAATCTGCTGTGCTGAATCAAAAGCACTTTTCAAACTAGGTCTTGATAAAAGCTCATTAATGGTTACAACTTCTTGTGTGCCATCTTCATTTCTTTTAACTACAAATTCTTGATTTAAGCCTATCTCCCTTGGTCGTGTAAATTCATTACCGTTATCGTCTACAAATGTTTGCACAAAAGATTTTTCATACAAAGGTGCTGCAGCTTCTTTTCTAGCATCTATCAGTGCGTCCAAAGTTTCATAATATGATGCATCAACACCGTATGCTTTCACTAAGTCAGAATTTAATCTACCAAACCTGCCTGCATTTCTTGCTTCCAAAAAGTCTCTAACAACTTTTGTACCCTTACTAGGAAACACATTTACTAAATCCAAAACAGCACCTGTGTTAGTGCCGACATCTGCCAAAGTAAGTTGCTTGTTTTTGTTCATTGCGTTGTGTGCTATTACAAGTGCTTCTTCAACGCTACCTGCGTCTTGCATTAAAGCTTCCTCTATAACCTCTCTGGCTTTTTCCTCTCCCTTACTTGCTGCAGGGTAACTAGCAATTCTTTCAGCAATTGAACCAAAAATTCTTCCCACAATTACAGATGGAACAGCCAAAGCAGCTGCTGTTAAGCCAGTAATATAAGGCTTGTACTTGGTTAGTCTTTCTGTAGCCGTGCCTTCATCAGCACCTACGCTATACGCTGTTCCGTATATACCTGACTTTAATATTGGCTTATCTTTAAGATATTCTGCAGGTTTTGAAAGTGCTTTTCTTATAGGGCTTTCTGGAAACAGCCTTGTAGGCTTTCCTCGTCTTGATGCTATTGCTGTATAAACACCCTCTACGACAGTTGGTATTAAAGCACCACCAACCTGTGCCACCGTTGCTTTAACTGGGTTTTTTGATTTATATACATCATAAGCATGGTTTTCAACCGCATTATAAAACCTAGGTGGTAAGCTTTGAAACCTTGCTTTTATTTCGTCAGAAAAGTTAAAAGTTGCACCCTGAGCAATCATATCTAAAGCATTTGCTTCAGACTCGTTTAGAAAATCAGCTAACACCAACAAATCAGGGTGTGCGTTTTCTCCTTGTCTTGCTACTGCGTTATTTACTCTTTCACGAAATTTAGGTATATCCTGTGGCATCCATTCGCCTTCTGCTAATATGTTGTAATATTCGTCAGATAATTTCATTATTCACCCGGTAATGGCACTTTTACGCCTGCACTGTTAGGACCACCGTCTACTTCTTCTACAGTACCATTAAGATATCTTTTCTTGGTTTTACCATCGACATCTAAATAGATAATTGCAACCACTTGTCCTGTATCTTCATTTTTAACTTCTTCAATTAACTCAGCACCCTCAGGTACTTCTAATGGAAAATCAAATATAGATTTGTCCCATGTTCTAATTTCAACAGGTTCATAACCCGGAAACTCGCCTGTTTTTGCACCCAAGTTATATCTTTTTGCAGAATCTTGATATAGTTTTTCTTTGCTTTCAAATATATCTCTTAAGATAGCCGCAGCTCTAAATCTATTTTGCATAGCACCCGGCTCACTACCTAAAGCCATTATAATCCTTTGTGCGTCAAATTCTGTCATCACACCGGGTCCAACTGTCTCAACCCTAAACCTACCGATTAAACCCTGAAACTTACCTTCTGCCATACCTTGAGCCAAGGCTTCAGGAGTAATGTTTTCTGCGGCTGCAAAAGTTTTTATAAAATTTGTAAAAGATTCAGCCATTCTTTGATAACCCACTTTTGAGCCACCTAATGCTTTCATATAATCTTGCAGCTTATCTAACGATGATTCTTGTTCCCTCATTTCTTTTTCATACTTAAAGAAATCGTTGACATTCATGTTATAACGCTGTTCTTCACTAGCAACAGTCGGCCTAGCTTTCGGATATTTTTGATTAAACTCCATTTCTGACATTACTTCGCCTTCACCCTTGTAGATGATTTCATCGCCGACTATTAGCTCTCTGAAGAAATTACCATCATCGTCTTTCCATAAAGCACCTATCTTTGCACTTGGTGGGTCAGTTTTCTTTTTTGTCACCAAGCCAAATGCAGTCATGTCTCTAGCCTGCTTAGCCTGTCTATTTTTTTCATCTATAGATTTTTGTAATTTACTAAACTCTTGAAAACCTAGTCCAATGCCGCGACCAATAGAAGGTATCTTCTCACTTTGTTGTGACAATAGACCAGCACCTAAAGCTGTTGCTAAATCATATCCTGAGGCTCGTGGTATTTGTGGAGATATGCTTTCAAGCATATTAGAATATTTTTTAAATTGCATTTGGGTACTATCATTACCTTCCTGCAACTTCAGCATTTGGCTTACTAAATCTTGAACTTCTGGGTCGGCTAAAATTTCTTGTTCTGTTTCTGTTTCAACACCACCACCCTTGTTGTAGCCCATTAACGAAGATATGCCCATTCTGCTTATTGTCATTATGTTACTGTTGGTTGTGCATAGTAATTAGTTTGCGGTGGGTTAAAGAAACTTCCTAAACCACCCAAAGCACTCAATCCTGCACCTAAGCCTGTTTGTAAAGCTGAAGGTGGCATGCCAAATGTTGTAGCTGTTTGACTAAATCCTGCAGGAACCGTTTGTACAAACGGTAGTAACGATTGCATTTGTTGCATCGGTGCCATTTGATATTGCATAGCGTTAGCTCTAGCAGCGTCTAACTGTGCTTGTTGTTGCCCTTGTGTTAATCCACCTATTCCTAATGTCCTTTGTATATCAGCTTGTGCGGCTTGTTGAGCCTGTGTTCCTAGTCCTTGCATAGCAGAACCTGCTCCAAACAAACCTTGTTGTCCTACCTGACCATAACCTGCAAGAGTAGAACCAAGGCCTCTCATGCCTGCTGCTCTTTGCCCAGCTACATTAGCTAAACTACCGCCAAGCCCGGTTAAGGCTTGCTGCTGTCTGCCAAATTCACCCATTGCAGCCTGTTGTGCTTGTTGGAAACCTCTGCTTCTTATACCGCCTAGGGCTTCACCTAAGCCTCTTCCTAAGGCTTCTTGTCTTTCTGTGGCTCCTAGCCTTGCTCGTGAACCAAAAGCTGATTCACCGCCTCTACCAATATCGGAAGCTCTAGCTGCAATATCTTCTTTTGCACCAGCTTCCATAATGTCTTTTCTTGTTTGGTCAACAACAGCTTGTTCGTATGGGTCATAGAATTGTTGAGTCATGCTTGGGTCAAATCTACCTGTGCCACCTCTTCTTAAAAAGTCACTAGCTTCGCCTAAACCTCTACCAAACTCTCTCTCAGCTCCTCTAGCGATACCTGAAGCTTCACCTAAGCCACCGAATAGAGATTCTAAACCTTGTTCTCTAAAGCCCTGTGCTTGTCCTACACCACCTGCAACAGCACCTAAAGCCTCTCTACCAAGCCCTCTCGCTGTGTCTGTGCCTCTAAAAAGGTCTTGTAGTCCTGCCCTATAGGCACCACCTGCTTCTTCTAAATACGGAGTCTGTATGCCTGTGGCTTCTCTTGATAGCTGTATAGCTCTTTGTTGGTCAGGAGATAATCCTGCAACTTGTTGTGCTGCAACGATTGGATTACCTTCTGCATCAAAAAATGCTCTGTTACTAGCTTGAAACGCTTGTTGTAAAAAACCGGGTCTATAAGATTCTGTACCCGGTATACCAGAGCCATAGAATAATTCTCTTGTAGCAGGGTCTAGCGTTCTAAACTGCTGCTGAACGTCTAAAGCAATAGGTCCTTGTTCTTCAGCCATTATGCCATGCTCCCAAAGTGTTCCATTAATTTATACATTACTCTTGTACCACCGT